GCATTTTTCATTCTCATCCAGGAGACGAAAACCCCATACCAAGTAAGGAAGATAAAGTAAGTGCTGCTTTCCAAGAATATAAATTTTTGGTAGGATTTAATAATAAATTTTTTATCTATTGGCTCGACCAAAATCTAGATGCGCTTATATTCGATAAGTTTGAGGGAAAACATCTTGTTAGCAACAATTAAAGTACATTCTTCACTACATAAGTATTTTAATCAAACTGAATTACGTGCAGATTTTAATACATATCACGATTTGATTCCTTATTTATCAGCTATGCATCCAAGATTTAAGCACTACATGGACATGATAAACTGGGGAGAGTCTAATGAATCTTTTGCTTTTTTAGATAAAAACTTAACGGCGATTTCGTTTGAAGAGCTTCACATTAAACGAGTTCATGAAGATGATATCATATATTTAGCTCCTGTTATTGTTGGTGGAGGGGGTAAAAAAGGTAATTTATTAGCCTTAGTAGCTTTTGCTGGCTTAGTGGTAGCTACCGGTGGTTTAGGAGCTGGTACTTTAGCTGCGGGCACTACTACTGGAACTACTGCTGCAAGTTTAGGTATGGGAGGTGCGACTGGTAATCTTGCTGCATCTGGAGCGTTAACGCAAACCACTGGCGGTGGTTTATTTGCCTCTTTTGGAGGAATGAGTGGTTTTGCCATGTCCTTAATGGGTAATATTGGTATGGCACTTCTATCTTCACTGTTCGCAAAAAAACCAAAAGAAATGGAAACCGACACATCAACTAGATCAGGTGGTGCATTTGGATCCTTAGCTAATTCAACAAAATCAGGCACTCCTATCGCCTTACATTTCGGTTTAGTAAGAGTTGCAGGACAGATGTTAAGCGGTTATGTTGATTCAGATGATCATGGTAAAAATGACGTGATTAAAGTAGAGGATAAGTTCTAATGGCAAGAAACTACACAAAACATCATAACCAGCTTGTACCAGTGATTGGAGGTTCAAAAGGTGGAAAAGGCGGTGGTGGTGGACCTCATGAGGATCCAAACTCATTATTCTCTACTGATATTGTTTTTATCACTAACGGTGTTGGCGAAGGTCCGATCTACAGAATTAATCCTAATGGTCCTCAAGACATTGAAATTCAAGACAATACAATAGATGATCTTATTGATTTTGACAATAATACTACTGACGGTGAAAAATTTGTAACTCTTTCTACTACAGGCACAACAACTCAAAACAGATTAGACGTTTTTGGAGAGGCTATTATCACTCCTCAAAATTTTGCCTCGCCTGTATCTCTCAAAAAAGGAAATCTAGCTGGTGTCCCTGCTGTTAAAGTTTCTGATCAAGAGACTTCGGCTCAGGCTTGGGATGCTATAAAGTTTAATTTCACTATAACAGGTCTTCTTAAAAGAGAGGATAATGGAGATATTAAAACACACTCTGTGTCAATAAAAATCACCCTTAAGAAAAAAGTTCTAACTGGGGAACCTAGTGACATTATCACCACTGTTACTAAGACAATTACAGGTAAAACAGACTCACCTTTTAAATTTAACGTAAAAGTTGCCGTTCCAGAAGCTAGTAGAGATGATGCTGGATACAGATTTACAATTGAAAAAACTTCAAATGATAGTGCAGAATCAGCTATTATTGATAATATTCAATCTACTGGTTGGTTTGAGATAGAGAACGCTGCGCAAGCATACCCTAGAACTGCTGTAATAGGTTACGCTCTTAAGGCTGTTGATGAACATCAAAACGGTATTCCAAATTTTACATCCTTAATCAAAGGTCTAATTGTTAAAGTTCCTACTAACTACAACCAACCAATAATTGAGAATGGTGAGATTGATTGGAGACAGGTAGAGGTTAGTGACGCTAAAAGACAGGGACAAGGTTATTTTCTTCAAAACTCAGGAGCAAGCTCTGCTAAAACTGATAAAAATCCACAGATATATGTAGGATCCTGGAACGGGTCATTCACTTTTTCATGGACACAGAATCCAGTTTGGATTGTTTACGATATCTTAACAAATAATACTTACGGACTTGGTATCCCAGAGGAGCATATTGATAAATATAAATTTTTTCAAGTAGCACAATATTGTGATGCTTGTGACCATGTTACTGGTAAATTCATTGGTGTCGATGCTTTAGCAGATGGATCTTTTAGACATAAGCCAAGAGGTGAATTTACCACAAATAGACAGACACAAATAGGCCTTCCCTCGGGCACTGCTATTAAACAGCGTAGATTTACGATGGATATTACTATAGGCGATGACGGTCAAGCAATGGACATCTTAAATGAGATTACAGCAACCTTTAGAGGAGCGTTAGTATACTCTCTGGGTAAACTTACTTTAGCGGTTGATATGCCAGATGAGTTTCCTGTTGCAGTTTTTAATGAGACTAACATTAAGCAAGGCTCTTTAACAATCACAGGAGTTAAAGAGAGTGATATTATCTCTGGGGTAGATGTCTCTTATATAGAGCCTACTAATCATTATAAAAGGGAAACTGTACGTGTAGACACCTCTGATGCGAATGATGGAGTCGAAAAGAACATTATCCGAAACATTACCTCGCTTGATTTGAAAGGTGTAACTCGTAGAAGCCAAGCCCTAAGATTTGCTCATTATCAAATAGCAGCGTCAAAATATCAAAGAAGATCAGTTAACTTTACCACCTCTACCGATGCATTAGCCTTAGCCCCAGGCGACGTGATATCTGTTTCTCAACAGTTATCTGGAATTGCATATGGTTATAGCGGTAAGATAAGACTTGATTCAGCGTTAGCTTCTGGGTCAAACTCAAACATATTTTTAGAACATTTTTCATCTCCCTCCTTGTCCTCAAGTTTGTTTACTGCTAATAGCGGCCCTCTAGCCTTACGAGTTATTAAAATGAAAGATGATAAGGTGGATCTTTATCTATTAAGTAACACTGCTTTTGAGCTAAGGAAAACAGATGATGTATCCACTGGTGTTGACGTAGCAGAATTAAACGCCATAGCTAAGTTTAATAAGAATACAAAAGTTTTTGATAATATAAGTAATTTTTCAGTAGATCCCCCTGAGTCTGGAGATCTTTGGTCTTTTGGCGAGATAGAAAATCCTAATAATTTTTATTCAAGTAAGGCAGGTAAGCTATTTAAGATTACTTCAATCGATCGTCAAGAGGATAATGAAGTAACTATTGGAGCATTAGAGTATATTTCTAATGTATTTGTTGATTCAGATGACTTTATTGACTACACACCTACAGCCTATACTGACATCATATCGCCTCTTTCAGTTCCTCCTGCTCCTAATTTTACCTTTTCCGCACAACCTAGAACGAGGAGTGATGGGACTGTTGCGGTTGATGGAGTTTTGAATTTTAGAAATGAATTGTTAGGGTATAATCAAGACCTACGCACAGAGTATTTTTTATCTAGGCCTGATGGAACGACGTTAGTAAACAACACCTTTTCAAGCTCATTAAATCTTGTTGCTAGTAACTCTGCATTACTACAAGACGGCACAGGCGCAACTTTAACTGGTAAAAATGGTTTTGAGTCTAGAATTGGTGAAATAAGACTATTGGCAAATGCTGTTAACGTAGTTGATACTGTTGGGGGCACGGTGGACGGTAGGGTTCAATTAACTCTTGAAGGATTGAACGTAGCCTTTGATGAAAACTTTTTTAAACATGTGTTAGAAGTAAACGATTCTGGAGTGTTCGCAAATCTTAAAGGATCAGACACAGTTTCAATACCGATCAGAGAGAAAACTTCTCCCCAAGGATTATTAAACTTTGTTGGATTTGCTACAGATATAGTAGCGTTAAGTGTAAATGTCGTAGATTTCGATAAATCAGTAAACACAATAAAAATTGAAAATACAAATACAAATGGCACAAATTTAGTTGATCTATTACCTCCTACTCCTTTTTTCGTAACAATTAATCAACTATTAGATTCTAGATTTTACGCTAATAATAGTTTCTATGTTAGAGGTTCAGAATTTACCTATGTTACTGAGGGCAGCCTTGAATCCACTGGGGATACTCATATCGAGTTAGAGGTTTCTCCAAGAAGCTCTAATTTCGTAAAGTTGTTTATAGATGGAATTGAAAAAACTAGCGGTCAGTTCACCGTAAATCTTAATACATCATTAACGCGAGACGCTAATATAGTGTATACAAAACTCGCTGGTGAGAATGACTTTAGAGCTGAAGTTGAGCATTATACGGTTCCAGCTATTGAAGAGGGTGATAATGTTCAGGCTTTATTTAATAATACTTTCTCAGTGATAAATACTTCTTATGATCCAGCAAGTGCTGCATATAATGCAGCTCTGACTGCAAACTCAATATTTAGAGTTGAATTAGATACTACCCCTGTAGCTAATTTAGCTGGATTTTCTTTTGTAAATATTAATTTAGATCCTGTAGGCACCATAGGTAATGTAAGTGGTAACGCATGCACATTAGACTACAATGAAAGCTCTATACCTGGTAGATTTAATTTAGGTAATAACAGGATATATAATTTATCCACTGGTGGCGAGTTTGAAAAACTATTTCTAAATCA